TGCAGAAAAGAATCCACAATTCTTTATGAAGAAAGATGGTTATCATAGCTTTTCACGTGCAAGACAGCATATGTGGATTAATGGTAAGAAAGTTCAATTAGATCCTAGTGATCCTGGTGGTGAACACGAGTAATGGAAAAGATAACTAAAGAAAATACTCCTAACAAATACGTAAGGTGGTTATGTTATGTACTACTGTTTAAATACGTATGGGACATACAGACTTTATTTGAAAAGTATTTACCTATGGAGAAGATCTATAGGTTTATTGGTTTCTATATCTTTTGGTTGGTATGGTTTATTTTGTTCTTAGTTATTCTCTACAACATAGTAGGACCAGATAACTTTGGTCTAATATTGGATGAAATGGCATGATACAGATAACAGAGTCAGCACAACAATACCTAACTGATGTACTCAATGATAAAAGTAATGATGATTATGTCACTCTAGGTGTTAAAGGCGGCGGTTGTTCTGGTTTCCAATACATCTGGGATTTTAAAAAGAATTGGCCAGATGTAAAATGGAGCGATCCTATTGAAGGAGTCCTTGTTCTTGATCCTATGGCTGAAATGTATGTTGCCGGTTGTACTGTCGACTACGTTAAAGAATTAGGAGGATCATATCTCAAAGTTGTCAACCCAAATGCATCTGCTTCTTGTGGATGTGGAGAGTCTTTCGCAGTGTGATATAATTGTCACAGCAGTTAACTTTTTTTCTTTCAAATGAATTTTTTTATGTACATTGCTTTTAAAGTGTGATACACTGAATATATAAGTAATTATTTTTTAGGAGTAGAAAATGGAAAAACAAATGGATTTATTCGAAGTTAACTGGGGTGTTAGAGCTGATCTTAAAGATGTTCAGGAAAAACTATGGGATCTTATACCTACTTCTGGTAGCTGTGAATCTCCACGTTCAAAGAACAAGCATCTTGACAGATTCAGAAGAGCTGCTAACCTAGGATATGATCTTTTCAATAACGGTCTTATGAATCATAGAGGTGAGTTCAAAAAATTCTTTGGCTTTGTTCCAATACCTGCAAGAGAGCCATACCCAGGATATATGAACCGCGAAAAGTGGGAAGAAGTAGAACTTCGTATGGAGAAAGTAATAACACCATTAATATTAGCAGCAGCTAAAGAACAGGGAGTAAAATAATGAGTAGACCAGCAACACTAGGCGAGATGGCTCAAGCTTATTCAGATATTCATAAAGATTTCTACGGTGTACGTCCTAGTTACGATACATCTGATTGGTCCATCGAAGATTATGGTATGGAAATTGAAGGACTACAAGAATCCATCAGAAATGAGTTTCGTAGAGAACAAGAAGCTGCAAGGAGAGTTGAAGAAGAATATAATAGGTTAGCTCAAAAGCTCAACATCAAACGTTCCACACTTAAGAGGTGGTTAGATGATGCTGATGAGAACATGCCACTAAGCGGATCTAATTTCTACTAATGTTTAGTACTACAGTAAAAAGAAAGAAGGATAAGACACATTCTACTAGTAGAGGCGTTGAAAAAGCTGATAAGAAAGTCGGTAAAGCTAAAGATAGAAGGTTCAATAAGAAAATGGCTCAAGGTGGAGGTAGTTAAAAATGATAGAAGCAGATTTAAGTAAAGCTGTAGATCTACATGATTATAATGACAAGCTCGAGCAAGAATTAAAAAAAGCTCATGGCGAAGAATATACAGATTATTTAGATGCTATATCAAGATATTCCTCTGAAATAAAGTCTTATAGGGAAATAGGAACTTGGCAGGGTGCTTCTACATCTAGAATACTATTAGAGAAAATACCTTATGTTCATACAATAGACAATGATCTTAAAAAGTACTTAAAGCACCATCATCATTTTGATACTTTTGCAAAGCAAAATAAGATAGAGTATATAGTAACAGAAAAAGATTCTTTGGATTATCTAGTAGGAACAGAAGTTGATTTTACATTCCTAGATGGTTGGCATAATGCAAATCATGTATTTAAAGAGCTATTAAAATATTCTTTATTTACTAAAAAATATATTATGCTGCATGATACAACATTATTTCCAAGGTTAACAATAGCAGTTGATAGGTTCGTAAATAAAGGCGGATGGAAAATTAAAGAGGTACATCGTACCAATGTAGGATTTACAATATTGGAGAAGAAATAGCATGGAAGAACTTAATACTAAAGATCATCACTTTGTAGGAATCGTTTGGCCTGTGATTGGAAGTAAAGGAGACCAGTATTCAGTTGAAATGACTAATGATGGATTTGAGTGTGACTGTCCAGCATATAAGAAATGTAAGCATATAAAATCAGTGGAGGAGAAAATACTATGTCAAGATGGAACGTAATGAAAACCAAACCTTTGAATGAGAAGAATGTTTACTTTACTTATCATGGTTACAGGTTTATATCAGAATGGGATCCAGAAAATGAAGTATACAATAATGAGATAGTAAGTCCTCAAGGTGTTAAGTATATTTCCGGACATAATCTAGACACATATGAATTCAATAGGATAACTTCTGTTGATGTATGTGCTACCACTAAGAACACTTTAAATATAAAAGAGTTTGCTGCAATTATTAATCGATGGGAGGAGTATATTAAAAATGGCTATAAATAACATGGATAAGTTAGAACAAATAGGAAGAAGAATTGACAATGCTAACTCAATGTTAGTTAAATTTGATCATGGTACATGGGGTTATAATCTTTGGGATAAGATTCTAAAAAAACTAACAAGGGACTGGCAAAGAGAAGTTTATGGATTTACTGTGGGTACTTACTATATATCTGGCAGGAACTTTGCAAGATCCAGTGTATTTCAACGATCTTAATACTTGCCTAGAATATTCAGAGAAATTAAAGGCTCAAGACTATCATCAAAGAGTTGCAGGTGATAAGATATATTTAAAAGTTTATTGCATTCCAAAGAAAGTAGAACAAAAATGATATATGAAGTAGAAAACCTTAGATTTAAACCAACTCCTATGACTATATGGGATTGGGCTATATGTATTGGGTTCTCATATCTCTTTTTGTTTTCTATAATAAATATACAAAACTTCATACTTAGTCAATTTGTTTTATGGTTGTTCTAAGTTTATGGAATAAATTTTGTATTAGGAGAATGTTAGTATGACAAAAGGTAAACCTTATGACTTTTGGAATAAGAATGCAATGGCCTATGAAGTAGAATCATTAGAGAAAAAACATAGTGAACTACTTAAAGATTATAACAAATTACATGCAGAGAATAAAAGAATGGACGAACTAGAGTGGCAAAATTCTAAACTGCAGAGAGAAGTTTTGGATCTTCAAAGAAAGTATGAAGATCTCAAAAAAGAGACTGAACCAGATGTACAAAAAGAATTAGATTTCTGGGACAGACGCAATGGTAAATTATTAACGGAGTAAATTATGAAAGTTGGAGACGCATTAATTGAAGCAGCCAAAAAACAAGCAGAAGGTGAAATGGCTGTACACAAAGCAAATATTGAAGTATATAAAACCATGCCAGCTGGTATTGGTGAACATTCAGACATTACAGAAGCTATCATAGCGGAGCTAGATAAAATGGCAGCTGCATCAGATAGATTAGAAATGATTGAAAAACATTTTACTAAAACAAACCCCTATCAAAACCCTATTTCGGAGTAATATATGTCAGATGATATATTTGATTTTGGATTTACAGTAGTAGATGAATCGGAACTAGAAGCAGTTAAAAAAACACAAGACACTGCAAACGATGCAGAACAACTTGCTATTAACCGATTAGAAACTATTAAAAGCGTACAAGCTAAGCTAGATAAATTATATAATGCTATTACACCATTACTTAATAATCTTAAGAAAAATCCAGAGAAAGAATATATCC